ATATCAACCCATCAACTTGTTGTTTATTGATGAGCTAGTCGACTCGGGCATGGATAGCTCGGGCGTAGAAAACAGTTTAGCAATACTTAAGAAGATGAGTAGAGAAGCTAATAAAAGTATTTGGTTAGTGTCACACAAAGACGAGCTTGCAGGGCGTGTAAACAATACGTTACACGTTGTTAAAGAAAATGGGTATACTAGTTACAACACAGATGTAGATATAGTCTAATGCTTGATTATCAACATATCAACGAGTATCAGTTAGAAATCACTAGCTACTGTAATGCGGCATGCCCCCAATGTCCACGTAATGAGAACGGTCAAGGTATTAATCAGCGCATGCCTTTATGTCATATGGATCGCGGAGTTATAGATCGTACGTTTACTACCGAGTTATGCAATCGGCTACGCCAAGTATTTTTTTGTGGTAGTTATGGTGATCCTATTATGCACCCAGCATTCTTAGATATACTTAGAGACTTTAGATGTAAAAATCCCACGCTATGGCTTTATTTTCACACCAATGGCGGAGTGCACGAACCAGACTACTGGCAAGAAATCGCTCATATTATGAATGGGTACGGACAAATAGATTTTGGAATCGATGGCTTAGCTGATACGTTACATTTGTATAGAAAGAATGTAAAGTATACTAAAGTTATAGAAAATGCAGTAGCATATATTAGTGCAGGAGGTCGTGCCCAATGGAACTTTATTGTATTTAAACATAACGAACACCAAGTTGAAGAAGTTAAAAAATTAGGAAAAGAGTTAGGATTTTTTAATATTCTAATTAGAAAAACTGGAAGATTTTTTAATCACAGGACTGTTGAAGAAATGTCTGCGTGGCCGGTAAGGGATGAGTATATTATTGAACCTCCTACTAACTTAGAGTATCGGAATCAAAGCATGATTTTTTTACCGGACTTAAAAAAACAATATAAAAATATTAAAGATTATTTTAATGCAACAGAAATTAAATGTGATGCATTAATTGGCCCAAAAGTTGTTGTTAATGCCGAAGGATTAGTATTACCGTGTAACTTCTTCAATCATAACTTATATGATCGTAGATTTTACGAATTTAATGTATTACCAGAATCCAACGAATTAAGCACGGTCAATGGCAGTAATCAAGTTAGAACTTTTTTAGAAAGTTATAATTTAGATAGTTTTAATATTAATTTACACAGCCTCGAGGAAATTTTTAGTGTTCCTATGTGGAAAGATTTAGTTGATAGTTGGAGTAAAACATTAACCAATGGTCGTTTATTTGAATGTGCAATGACATGCGGTTCAAAAATTACCAAAGTATGGGACCAAGGAGGGTCAAAGAGATGAAAATATTAGTAACTGGTGGAAATCGTGGATTAGGTAAGCACTTTGTAGATATATTGGGTGCTACTGGTATTAGTCGCAACATAGGATTTGATATCACAAAGAATACAAAAGAAATTGCCAATTTAAGTTTAAAGTTTGACGTTTTTATTAATAATGCATTTGATGGGCCACCACAAGAAGATTGGGCTAACTTTGCTCAGAGTAATTTATATTTTGATGTATATGACGTGTGGAAAACCGCTAATAAACCGGGCTATATTTTTAATATTGGGTCTTCTGGTGGAAAATCTATTGTTGCTCCAGAGCCAAGATTTGAAACATACCGAGTATCTAAGGTTGCATTGGAACAAGCAAGTAAACAAGGAACACAGGCATTTAAACAAAATCTAGTTCCGTTTAAAACTACGTTAATTAGTCCCGATAGATTAGACACTGAACTAAGCCGTAGTCGCCCATCATGGACTGGAAATGGAATTGAACTAATAGATATTTCTAATTTTATTAATTTTGCCATTGGTTGTAATTCTAATACTTGTATAGAAGAAATCACTTTTTATTGTAATTTAGATTACAAGGCATAACTACTATGCATGACATGGCTATTCGAAAACTCCACTGTAGAAACATTACCCGAAGAATGTGTTGGTTTTGTTTATTTGATAACAAATAAATTAACCAACAGGAAGTATATTGGAAAAAAATTAGCAAAGTTTAGTCGAACAACTTATCGAGTAGTTAAATTAAAAAACGGTAAGAAGAAACGCAAGAAAATTCGTGGCAAAATAGATTCGGACTGGCAAACATATTATGGCTCAAACACAGAATTAAATCAAGATGTGGAGAAATTGGGAGTTGACAATTTCACAAGAGAAATACTATATTATTGTAGTAGCAAAGCAGAATGCTCCTATATAGAAGCAAGAACCCAGTTCGAAAGAAAAGTATTAGAATCAGATAATTACTACAATGGCCAAATAGCCTGTAGAATCCATGGCTCTCACATTAAGAATAAAATAGACACCCAGTCAACAGTATAAAGACTAGCGCAGGTTAACGTCGTGCGCCCCAGAAACTGGATCTAGGATCACAGGGCGGGAAGACTCAGCTGTGGTGAGCACTCAATCAGTATCCTTAACAGGACCAGGATCGCATACGCCTATAAGCGGTTTGATTGTTTGAAAAGATTTAGGAACAGGCTAAAAGAAGGAGTAATGCTCCTACGTCTATGTTGGTGTTAGCGTATCAATATAGACCGCCGTCATAATAAAGACATGGCTCGAGGTACCGGATGACCGCCTCTGTAATGCTATAACGCTAAGTGATTGTTGACACTCGGATGATGCTACAATTTTCATTTTGCCCCTTTAGTGGGCAAAGTGTGACTGCTTAATCTGGATGATACAGAAAAACAAATATAATTAAAAAAGTATTTCTGAACGAAGTGAAAGAAATAGATTAGCGTAGCTAATCTTAGAATCAGAAGATAATATAATTAAGAAACTATACTATCCTCTGACGCATTGAATGTATATTACTTGTTTTTCCAAATGCTATACAATACCCAAACTGCTACTAATCCAATTAGTCCTTGAGCACTTAGACCTGCTAATGCGGCTGAAACATTACCGATTACAGATGTTGCTGGGAAGAAAGGAATAGCGGCTCCTTTAAAAAGAATCTCTAATACAATACCTAGAGCTATTAAACTAACACCTACATCAGCTAGTTGGCTAGCCCATTTTTTAATTGTTGCAAGAATATCCATCTTTAAATCTCCTTTGGTTGTACCGAATGTTACATCGGTATGATTATTTAAGGTGTATTGCTAGGTTTAGTAATATATTTTAATGATTTTGACAAACGGGATACTTATAGTACCTGTTTAAAAGAAGGGTAATCCAGACTTTTTGGTAGTTTCCATATTTTCTTTGATTAGATTGGAAATAATTTTTCTCTCAACTTGACTTAATACCATTGCGTCTTCGTAGGTAACACCGCCACGCATATACCATGATAATCTTATTGCTTCGTCTTTTATGGCTCTTGATTCATTATCCAATTGATTCAAATATCCGATAATGGCTTCGTTGTCTAGATTCAAGAGCCTTTTGCGAAAAAATTTGAATAATCAAATGCCAAGTCAACCTTAAATTCTTTACTGCATCCGGCACATTTAACTTCGGTTGAGGGTCGCGAAACTTGTTCTGACAAGTTTTTAATTTTTTCTTGTATTTGATTTATAACTTGTGTTTCGCAGTTATCGTAAAATTCTTTAATAAAATCTTTGTCAGTAACTATACTACCGTCATCGGTTTCAATATATTCGGTGCTGTCTAACAATATTTTGATATTTAAATTTATAATTTTTGTCATATGCACAGAATAACTAGAAAGTTTTGTGTCTTCTGTAGCTTCGCTATCTGTTAGTGCAGAAATTATACGTTGTTCCTCGTACCGAATTTTATCAGTTTGATTAACGCTAAAATACTCTTGCGGATATAATTTAACTTTTACCCCGCCGCAAACGATTTTATCGCTGTAATCGGGCATAGTTATACTGGTTAAAATTGGACCTAACGGAACATCGTATTCTTGCTCTTCTTTGCAACCGGGGCAAACAGTACTAATAGCCATATTACCGCCATAGCTGGCAATGCGTATAGCAATTAAAGTAGCATCAACATCTACACTGGGCATACGCCAGGCATTTTTAATATTTGGACAACAACTGTGTATTACGTCAACAACACCTTGCCCATTTAACAATGCATCGGGTGTACGCAGAGTAATTTCGTCTCTGGCAGTCATTGGGTAAACCGGAAGTTCTCCGGTTACTGGTAAATCTAAGCTGTCTTGTGGCCAAAATTTCCCATTGCTGGGTAGTTTAAAGTAAATTTCTGGTTGTCTAAAATGTTTGGTAAGCGGATTTAACAAAGGTTTTGTATCCATATTATGATTCCTA